TGGTATTATATTTAAGATATTGAGACACTCCGAAAGGATAGTTAGAGAGTAGGTATGTAAGACGCGGGTTCGATTCCCGCCGCCTCCACGATTCTTTTCCGTTGGAAAGGAACTTATAAAGGCTTTGATGATTGAGCCAGCTAATCAATCATAAATGGGGATGACTTGGCTTTGATTGCATACTAAGGGTAATAGCGAACATCTCAAGACGCAATTAAACGGCGAACAGTTTAAAGAGTATCGTATGGCAGCTTAAGAAGTTTGTATACGACAAATGAAAAAAAGGGTGGAATTAATTCCACCCTTTTAAATTAAACATAATTTATGTATGTCTAAGCATTATTATAATTATTTCTATCGAGTAGTAAATTTAATTACAGAAAACTTTTATTATGGGGTACATAAAACTTCGAACTTAAACGACATGTATATGGGTTCGGGCAAATACATTAAAAATGCAATTAAAAAATATGGAAAAGAAAATTTTAAAAGAGAAATTTTAAAATTTTTTAATACATTTGAAGAAGCATTGGATTATGAAGCAAAAATTGTAAATGATAATGTTTTAAACGACCCCAAATGTTATAATTTAAAAATAGGAGGCAAAGGCGGCTCAGCAAAGGGCAGGATTTCTCCTATGAAAAATAAACATCATTCTGAAATTACTCGAAAAAAAATTAGTAATAGCGAAAAAGGAATATCAAAAAATAAGGGTATGCGCATGTCAGACATTACTAAAAGAAAGATTAGTCTTAATAATGGTATGCGTAATAATGGCTATTTAGTTTCAGGAAATAAAAATGGCATGTTTAATAAAACTAAGGAAAAAAATCCGAATTATAATACAATTTGGATATACAATAAAGATTTAAACTATACAAAAAGAATAGATAAAACTTTATTAGATGAATATCTTTTAAAGGGATGGGTAAAAGGGAGAAAAACTAAAGCTACCTAAGTGCCGGCTTTTTTTATCTTTTTTCATAGAAGTAAAGAATATATAAATAAAATAAATGTTAAAGATATGAAGGCTAGAACAATCAATGAACACGACTGGGACGATGAAAGATATGAAGGCGAAGACGGCCCTTTTATCAAAGATGATGGCTGGGATGAAGATGCTCTTGAAGAAGTAGGATTAATAGATTGGATGGAAAATGTGCAGCGCCTTCAATACGAAATTCTTAATGCTAGAAGAGGTTCTTACGGCATTAGCGGAACAACAGCAGAATATCTTGTTGGTGATCTAGAGGAATTAAAACGAAGTCTAGAAGCTATAATAGAAAATATACAAGACGAACTTTAAATATTAATATTAAAGCATAAGAATATATAAAATAAAACCATACTTATGAAAACAGGTAGTTTCAACATTAATGATTATTTAGAAAAACTTTATGAAGATGCACTTCCTATGATGGATGGGGGAGAAGGATTAACAAATGCCGATGGTCTTATTATTCCAGATGAAAATAAGAAATCTTATGATTGGCTTAAAAAAGAATATCAAAAGAGCCAAACAGAAATTAAAGTTGAAATTAAAATGGGTGATGCCAAGTTTGATCCAAGATATGACCTACAAACGGACCTTGATTCCGTAAAAGAATTTAAACCTGGAATGTATGGGGAAATTAAAACTAAAGACACACCTGATACAAAAGATCAAAATTCTACGGGAAAATCAAGTCTTGACCCAAAGAAAAATAGCGCATCATTTACAAAGGAAGAAGGCGAAAAAGATAAATCTGATGAAACTGTTGAAAATAAATCTAATATAAATAAAAAATCATCTGTATCATTAGATAAGAATAAAGACGAAAAAGAAGAAAAGAAACAACCTTTGGATGATAATACTAAAGTTAAGAAGATTGATCTTAAAACCAAAAAATAATGAAGAAAGATAATCTATTAGCAGATTATTTGAATAACGCTAAGGAAAATTCATTGCCTGAAGAAGACATAGCTCAAATGTCAGAAAAAACGTGGCCTGAACTTTTAACATTAAATTTAACATCATTTTTATTGCTTGTTACTCGTTCAGTCGTGTTTGGTTATTCATTAAAAATATTATTTGGCACAAACTGGGCTTTTATTGAAACGATATGTATAGGTTTAGGAATTGTATTTATATTTTCTTATTTAACAAATATTTTATCAATCTTTAAAAAATAAACAAATGTCGGCAAAAATAATCTGTCTAGAAGGACTTGACTCTAGCGGAAAATCTACGCAAGTTATTTTATTGACTAATTATTTAGATAAACATAGATTATCATATAGGTTTATTCATTTTCCTACATATGATAAAACCGTTGCAGGAAAAGTCATATCATCTTTTCTTTGTGGTGATCTCGGCGATATAAACGAAGTTGACCCAGTATTTGTGGCTAATATTTATGCAATGGACAGATATCTTTATCTTTCAAAAATAAATGACATACTTGATAAATATGATGTTTTAATTTTAGATAGATACGTATTTTCAAATATGGCATATCAAGGAGCGAAAGCAAAAACTGATTCACATACAAAAGAATTAAGAGATTGGATATATAATTTTGAGTTTAATTTTTTAAAACTTCCTTATCCCGATTTAACTATCTTTTTTGATGTTCCTATTAAAATTATCAAACAAAGATTAGAAACTCGGCGAACCGGAACTGATAGAGAATATCTTAAAGGAAAGGAAGACATTCATGAAAAAGACATAAAATTTCAATCAAAGGTTAGAGATAACTATTTAGCATTAAAGGGCTACAGTAAGTATGTGATAATACCGACAAAGACGCTGTCTCCTGATAAAATTTTTAATAAGTATGAAAATTATTTATCATTTGTTTTAAATGTTTAAAAATAAGAGTATGGCATACACGTACCCGAATAAACCGAACTCCGAAAAAAATAAAATCAATGAATATATTTCTGATTATGCAGAAAATAAAGTTCTGTATGATTTAATGAAAAAACATTCGCCGTATCATGTAAAAATAATAGAAGACATTTCTGACAATTGGTTTATTCAAATTTTATTCTATAAACGAGGAACAGGGGTTATTGTAGATAAGCATTCTATTATTCGACCGGATTTAAAGACATGGATAAGCTATTTAGAATCTTTGGGATATAAAATTGTTAATTAATTTTTATTTAACAGATAAAAAGTATCAAAAACGTCTTTTTGGTTTATATTTATATAAAAACTTTTGAATATTCAATAAATATAATTAAATAATTTTTTAAACTAAAATAAGTTAATTTATGGCAAATAACGTTACAAATCCTATGGATCAAGCACTTACAGTTGATTCAACGCAAAAAATTGAAACTAAAGCATACGTTCCAACGTATCGAATTAAACCCGAATTTAGAAAAGCTATCCTACAAGCTATTGGGGATATGCCCTTTAACCAGATTGCAGGCCTTATTAATGCAATTGATGTTGAAACAATAGATCATCAGACATTGACTCAAATTGTTAACGCACTTGGGCAATTTCCCTTTGTAAGAGTAGAAAATCTTATGAAAAACATCAGTTCGTACGTACAACAGGTTATTGATGACGATTAAAAACACATATAAACATTAAAACACGTATAAACAAAAATAAACATTTTTTACATTTTTTATTTATGGCTAAAGACACAAGTATTCAAACGTTAGCATTGAATTTTATAAAAAACAAAAATAACGAAAATTTTTCAAATCTTATTAAACGTCTTAAGCCCGGTCTTTTTTCTTTTGTGTACAATTTTGTAAAAGATAAAGATCTTGCAAATGATGTTGTTTCGCAAACTATCATTTTGATGTGGCAAAAAATTGATCAATACAATCATAAGTACAATTTTTCAACATGGGTTTATGCAATTGCAAAAAATGAATCGTTAGGTGCTATAAGACAAAAGAATAAAGTTTTGTCTTATGATAAGTACATGAATAATCATTCTCGTTTACTTCAGTTATATAATCCCGTTTTTAACATGAATACTGAAGTAATAGGCCCGGTTGGAGAAGAACTTACACGAAAATTATTTGACGCCTCATTAGCTGTCATTAATGAATTAAAAGAGCCATATCGTACAGTTATGTTAGAAAGAGAAATTAAGCAAAAACAACTTAATGACATAGCAAATGATTTAGGATGGAATTTATCAACTGTTAAAACAAGATTACGTAAAGGACGAAAGGATGTAGCAGAAGTTTTATATAAAAAATATCCTGATTTAGTGGATTCGTATCTTGGAAATGAAACTTAAAACTGATATGTTTAATTTTTTAAAACCAAAAAACTGGGGTATCGTTAAAGTATATCGAGATCTTGAGAATTTTGCTGATTGGAAAAGAACTGTTCGTAGAGAAGAGGCTAATCCTAATTCAAAATTTTCTAAATGGAATATGCAACGAACAGCCTTCTATGACATTTATGTGATCATTAATCTTGAGGAAGAAGATTATAATTTACCAGAAGTTGTTAAACGAACAAAAATTCTTGAATCATTATCTCCGATTAATAGATATTTAGATGAAGATTTAGGATTTGCTGAATGCTTAGACATTGAATTTAACCAATTTGAAGACGAAAAGGGTGTATTAACGTTATCTTATCTTATTTTATATAGATTTAGATTTGAAAAATTTTCTTTAAAATGGATTATTAAATCATTAATTATTTTAGGCGTTATAATTTTCTTCATTGTAAGATTTGATCTGATACAACAATTTATATCTTGGGTCGTAAGTATTTTTTAAATAATGTTTCAGTTTGATAAAGAAAATATACGTTGGATAAAAGATGAACGTGGATTACCATCTTGCTATTATAGAATAAAAATCCCAAGTGTTAGCACTATTTTATCAGAAATGGTTCCTGATCCAGACTTTGAACAATGGGTTCTACGTATAGGAAAAGAAAAGGCCGAACAGATAATGACCGTAGCGGCCAATCGGGGTTCATCCATGCATCTTTTTATTGAAAACTTTATAATCCATTACCATCAAACTAAAGATGTTTCTAAGGCCCTAAAATACACACAGGAGGAAAGCCCTAAAAATCTTATAACTGAAAACATTCCTGCTGTAAAAATTGAAGAAGGGCGTGATTTATTTTACAAGTTTTATTATTCAGATTATGCCCAACAATTTTCTGAGATGATAGCAGTAGAAATGGGAATATTTTCAGCATCATTATTTTATCGAGGAAAATTAGATATTTTATATAAAGATAGAAATTTTGGATTGTCTCTCACAGACTTTAAATCATCTAATGGGAAAATTAAAAAAGGAAGCGTTAAAGAACTTAAATATAAACTTCAACTTGGAGGTTATGCTTTAGCTCTTGATGAAATGTATAAAGAAAAGAACATTATAATTAACAGGGCATCAATACTTTGTGTTGATAAACAAAGCGATATTTTGCAAGAAATAGAATCTGTAGGCAAAGAATTAGCCGAGTATAAAGAAAAATTTAAAGAATTAGTAGTTCAGTATCATATTAAAAATAACACAGAGTATTTAATTAATGATAGAGAATAAAGATAAATTACATAATTTTCCGACTGTTAATTGGATAACGTTAGAAAAATCTGTGGATCGTAAAGAATACATGATTTCACAACTAGATTCTTTAGGCTTAAAACATAATATGATAGAAGGTTATGATGGCTTAACTACAGATTACACGAATAGCCCTATTGTAAGCGGAGACTTTTTTTATCAAATGAATTCTCCTCAAATTGCTATCTCGATAAGTCATGTAAAAAATATAAAGAACTGGTTTGAAAATACTGATGAAAATTATGGCGTTTTCTGTGAAGATGATGTTTTATTTGAAACAGTTAATTATTGGAATTTTACATGGGATGATATTATTAATAGATTACCTGAAAATTGGCAAGTTGTTCAGCTTTCTCTTATTAAAGACAATATATCTGAAGAAGATATGAAATTGAACAAACGTTATAACATAAATTGGAGTGCAGCTTGTTATATTCTTACTCGAGAATATGCTAAATATTTTTTATCTAAATATGTTGAAGACAATGGGCATTATAGCTTAAGAGTTCCTGATGGGTTTGTTCCTTATTCAGAAAACATTATTTTTTTCAATGAGCATCATCCATTAAGACTAAGCTTGCCGCTTTTTACTACTGCTAATTTTCAAAGTGTTTTCACCCCATTGTTTTTTGACGATTCATATACAAATGTGCATTTAAAAAGTTCAAGCTTTATTCTTAATTGGTGGAAAACACAGGCTGATAATAAAAATCAATTAGATATATTGTTTCCTTAAAACTTGAAAACTTGTTTTTTATATAAAAAATAATTAAAATAAATTAAAAATAATGACAAAAAAAGAAACTAAACTGAAAGTCGTCAAAGCTGAAGAAAATATCGGAAATATGGCAGATGAAGAAAATACAAATAAACCTACTCCTGAAGAAATAGAACAATATAAGAATGAATTTCAAGAGGCTCTTAAAGCTTTTTCAGAAGAGAAATGGGCCATTAGCGATAAAGGAAATTTTGCTGCAAACGATGTTGGCTTATTCATTGAAGATTTCATGAATAGATTTGCGTTTTGGTCAAAAAACGGGTGGATGGGAATGATAAAAATGTCAGAAGTTCTTCGACAAGCTATGTTATCTGCAGATGAAGAAACTCCTCTTTTGCTTGATTATCAGGCTCTTGAATTTTGCGCTTATATGTTATCTAATCCGGGTGGAATAGGTCTTGAATTAGCACTAGAATTTGAGAAAATTGCCGATAAGTTCTCAAAAATTGGAATTGTTGTTGGAGAAAAACTTGAAGACGCAAGAAAAAAACTTAAGCATGTTCAATATCTTCAAGAAAAATGGGCAGCAAGTGAACAAGGCTTTTATCTTGCAGATTTAGAGAAAAATGCAGATAAAGAAAATGAGAATGTTTCTATTGATGGAAACACAGTAGAAATAGATTTAACAAAGGAAGATAATTAAAATTTATTTATAGATATGTGCTAAGACTCAAGAAAACTTGAGTCTTTTTTTAACATATAAATTTAGGCATAAATAAAATATATAAAACAAAAAAACGTACACATGGCTACAACACCACAACAATTCTTTTCAAAAAACATGAAATGGTTTGCTTTAGCTTTATTGTTTTTACTTATGATTAAGAGTGTGCAAAGCTGCAACAGAAAAACTCTTTTGAATATGGGATCAAAACAATACATTGAGCAAATAGATTCTCTAAAAACTCTTTACAATAATTATTACAGGGATTCCCAGGACAGTATAAAGAAATTGAATTTCGAACTTAAACTTGCAAACGAACAGGTAAATGCTGCTAACAAAAGAGCTGAAGCTGTTCAATCTGCCGTTGAAAAAGTTCGTTCAAATACAACCATTACTGTTAAAGGCGCTGAAGAAGTTAAAGACACCTCTAAAAAATAAATACAATGAACGAAATTACTCCTGAATTAAGAGAAAAAATTGCGCTATATTCAAAACATTTGCATGAAATTATTCATACAGATATTAGCGATGAAATGCTAAATGCTGTCAATATCAAAAGTGTAAGTATGATTAATGAAGTCATGACTGAATACCCAGCTGAACCACTTTTAATTGTTAAAAAATTAGATGGAACAGAAGAGCGCATCTGGGGATTTGTAAAAATCCCAGAATACTTGAATAATCTCATAGATCAAATTGAAAATTCAGGATACGTTAAAATATAAAAATCATTATATGAATTTAAAAAATTTTAAAATTACAAACAAAGGTCTTTATTGGGGGCTTATTGTTACATTTGCCCTCCTATATTTGTGTGTAGGATTTGTATCAACTTTACACTCAATTACATTTTTCAACTTAGCGAATACTGTTGGCCTTGCAGTACTTCTTGGTATTACTTATGAAATTGGCCAAGCGTCAGTTTTATTTTCGATACTTATGACTAAGAATAAGGATAGATTTTTGCCATGGGCTTTAATGTTTTTATTAACTGCTTTACAAGTCACGGCGAACGTTTATGCTTCATTCAAATATATGGTTATGTCAGGATCTAATGATTGGCAATACTGGCAAAAATCAATATTAATAGGAGTACAAGCAGAAAATGCCGAAATGTATCAAGTAATTATATCCTGGATAGCCGGTGCTTTACTTCCTATCGTAGCTCTTGGTATGACAGCATTAGTAGCTCAAAATATTAAGTTAATGTCAGAAGAAGATGAAAAGAAATCTTTGCCTGAACCTGAAGAAATTCCTGAAATTGAAAAACCCTTAGAGCCTACAATTGTCAATGAGTATGAAAAAGATTATTTAGACGAAGAAATAGCATTAATAGAAGATGCAAAGCCTAAAGTTATTGATGAGCCTATACCCGAAAAAGAGATAGAAACAAAATTAGTCGAACAAATTGAACCAGAAAAACCTGTAACTGCTAAAAAACGAGGACGACCACCCAAAAAAGATGTTGTCGTTGAGCCAAAAAAAGAAAAGGAGCTCCTGCCAAAAGAGGACGTAAGAGTTCCAAAGAAAAGACGAACAGTTGATCCTCTTAAGAAAAAAACGAAAATAAAGAATCTTGACCTTAAGGAACTTCATAAACCTTCGGTAGGTGATAAGATTCTAGAATTAATCGAGAAACAAGAAAAAGATCAGATAAAGGAATCCATTATAACCGATAATAAAGATGTTCTCGAATCACCTGGTGTCTCTCTGGTGCCTCCTGAAATAGAGGATGCAATTCCTTATGTTGAAGGAGGAGTAGAAGTCTTAGATGCCAAGGCAGTTCCAAAGCCTGAAAACGAAAAAAAAAAACTAAAATCGGAAAAGTTTGGTATCCCTATTAGTCCCAAAGAACGCAAAAATTTCGATAGAATTTAACAAGAGGTTCTAAACCTCTTTTTTTATGAAATAAAATTCGTCAAATATTTAGATAAATAAATTAAAATAAATATGTAATTATGCCTATTGATCTTTTTAATCCAACATCAAATAATTATATTAATCCTGAATTACCAGAATGTCCTGGATCAGCTGCTGAAAATACAACTCTTGAATTCTTAAATGGAAAAAAGATTGGAGTAATTTCGGGAAGCGATATATTAGTTTCCATGGAATTAGGTGATATATCTGAAATTGTTACTGCGTGGTCTCGACAAACAAAAATCGTTGAATCTGGTGAAGTTACATTTATTCAGGGATTAACAAAAGGCATTTCAAATCGAACCCAAAGATTTTTATTCGACGGTTCAACTATATATAACGGTGTTGAACATGATTTATACATGAGTGCTAACTTACAAATAAACTATTATAGAAATTTTAGATACTACGATGTTTCATTATTTGTTACTAGTGATCCAGAAAATTCTATAAGATTTGAAAATGCGTTAAATATAGTCTTTGGAGAGAATAACATATCAGTTACTGCAACATACGATCCAAGCGGTTTAACATTTGTAGGTTCACCTGCTGGATATTCATTTGATATTACTTCAATAGATGTTAGTGTATGGTTACCTGATACATCAATATATGGAAGCCCAATGGTTGAAGATGTATCAGCAGAAATTCCCGCCTTTAAATATCCAAACACAGCAATGCTTGGATATGTTTTAAAAGTTACTTATCCTATCGATTCTAATGAATCTGATCGTTTTGTTAACATAAATCATATCCCCGATTATTTAACATATTACGTTTTAAATGAAGACTCTTCATGTTATGATAAAGATTGTGATGCTGTAGATGCTGGAATGAGTGGCCCAAGTACAGATACCACAATTAGTGCCGGAGATTATCTTAATTATGTTGATGAAAATAATTTATGGGAAAAAGTTGGGCCTGTAAAAATATGGATAAGTGTGCCTGATCCAGTTGATTCTAATGATGAAAATTTAATCACAGGATTTTATGTATTTAACCCTCATCCTTATCCTATTAAAATAGACTATATGGTATTTGTTTAAAAAAATTAGAATATGAAAAAGTTAGTTAGAGAAAGTTTAATAAAAGAAAGTTACGGGGCAGGATTCTCAATGTCATCAGGAGGATTTCGCGGAGGAATGGGAGGCATTACACGTGGAGGATTTGGCGGAGCTAATAACATGGGTGGTCCAAACATGATGTACACGTATGAAATTAAGCCCTTAAATCATTCTCTTGAACAAAGGCCAACAACAGCGGATATTGAAATTAATGAAATTAAAGTAGGTTCAATGATAACAGGCAATCCCGTAAAATCAAATGCAAACCCCGGAAACACAAAAATTAAAGGGATTGTACAACAAATAGTTAAAACAGATAATAACTCAATTAAATACTATATTGTTTTTGACGAAGCAACTGCAACTTCGGTTAAAATTGAACCTTTAAGCGCCCAATTAGTTGTTAATGCGCCAATGGCATCATATAATTCTGTAGAAACTAATAGATACAGGCCAAGAAGATCTTTTGTTAGAGAATCGATTTGCATAAATGAAACTTACGATATTACAGAAGCGACAACTGACGTTAAAGATAAAGTTAAAAATAGTCGTAAACTTCCTAAAGAAATGAAAGAAAAAATTTTTCCGTTGATAATGAAAAAGGGAATACACGGCACACAATATAAAAATGGTGTAGTTACACACTTAAAATATTCCAAATCAGGAGTAGGATTAGGTGCAGATAAAAACGGATTTTTTGTTTTTACACATAGAGCAAGAAGTAAATCATACAAAGAAATAGATAAAATTCCCGAAAAAGATATTAAATTCATAGAAAGTACAGGATAATTTTGTATAAAAATTTTCTCGATTAAGAAATATTATTTATATTTACAAAATTATAAGAGGTATAAAGCCTCTTTTGTTTTATGATTTTTAACATTAACTACATTATTAGGTACATTAGAAGTGAATATATAAAATAAAAATGAAAGATTTTAGAAGAAATGCGAATAATATGATAATATGTGAAGAGTGTGGTAAAACATTTAAACTTGTGGGTTCCTTAGCAAGACACATAAAACAATTTCATATTATTACTCAAAAAGAATATTTTGATAAATGGTTAAAAGAAGAAGGAGAAGGCGAATGCAAATTATGCGGAAAGGAAACTAAATTTATGAATTTTTCACGATATTATCAAACTACATGCAGTAAATTATGTAATTATAAATTACTTGGAATTGGTATGGCGTCTACAGAAAGAAGACAAAAAATTAAAGAAACTTGTTTAAAAAAATATGGTGTTGATTCTCCTCTTAAATCTTCTATTATAAGAACTAAGATAGAGCAAGAAAACATTAAAAATTATGGTGTAAAAAATAATTATCAGCGAAAAGATGTAAAAGAAAAAATCAAAAAAACTAAAAAGGAAAAATACGGTGATGAAAAATATCAAAATTGGGATAAACAAAGACAAACATGCTTAGAACGTTACGGAAACGAGTGCGCATTATTAAATATAGATATTAAGAAAAAGACAGCAGAAACTCTTAAAAAAAGATATGGAGTTGAACATCAATCTCAAAATGAAAATGTACATTATAAACAAATGAATAGCGGAAAGAAAATAAAATATTTCAGACAAACTGATTTATGGTATCAGGGTTCTTATGAATTAGATTTTTTAGAAAAATATTATGATATGTTTGAAATACACAGAGCTAATTCCATTATCTATTATTTAAATGGAAAGAAAAAATATTATCATCCAGATTTTTATATACCATCTTTAAATCTCATTATTGAATGCAAAAATTCATATTATGAAAAAAGAGATAAAGAAGTATTAGAAGCAAAAGAAAAAGCCACTATTGCTAATGGCTTTAAATATATAATGATAGTTGATAAGAATTATTCTGAATTTGACGAATTTTTAAGCCAAGGCACGTCAAATTTATGAATACGAACATCAAGTTTTTTGACGTGCACAGAATTTGAAGGAACGTTGAAAAGCATTATCGCGTCATCACCTTCTTTCCAATTTTCATATTGATGAACTGCTTTATCTATAAGTGCTTGATTAAAATGATCTTTTGCGCTCCAATTCTCAAGTTTTTTACGAATATTTTTTCTTATCCATGCTCCATGAGCCATTCTAATTACTTCATCGGGAAATAAGTATGTGCCTATATTCATTGGATTATAAATTCTTCTAGTAGGGTCTGTTGGTCCTGGAGCAGGTCCATTAAATGTATACGTAAAATAGGTTGAATGAATACCCGGAACAAAAGGCCTAAAGGGATAAACAAGATAATGTTCAAAATCTTTATAGTAATTAACATAACTCCAATATGTTATAGGCCACCCATTGGCATTAATCTGTTTTTTAACTTCTACGAATTGATCGCGATCATATATTTCATCTGCGTCTATGTTGAGAATATGTGAAAAACCTTTTTCCCTCATCATTGTAATCCCCATGTTTCTCTTATCTGTTTCTTGTTCTCTATGAGGTTTTCTGTAATCTCCTTGAAATTCAATTAATTCATCTATTAATCCTAATTTATGAAGTCGTTGAAGTTCTTCCATATCCTCTGGATCCATTTTGTTTCCACAGTATGAAACATTCTGATATATAGCAGCAACATGATCAACTTGATCACGTATTTCGCTTATTAACATTTCAAGAAGTTCAGAAGCATCGAAGCTGTTTATTGTTAGAGCTAATCTCTTGATTTTTCCCATATCTAATACGTTTTATTTTTTCTTTTACTTGTTAATTTTAAAAGTTCTTTATCTCTTTTTCGTTTTTTTCTATCCAGTTCTTTTATTTCTTTATTAATTTTTCTAATGTACATGATCATAACAACACCTAAAACAATAAGTGCAATTATTAACAATATCTCTAATGCTTTTTCCATGCATAGGTGTAATTTTTCCAAGTATATATCTGATCATAACAACATTCACATAATTGTCCTGCTCCTTCTACGTAATAACGTCTTTCATGTATAGGAGTGTTTTTTATATAAGGCGTTTCATTAAAACAAATAACACATTTTTCTTTTTTAATGCTAGCATCTATTGGATGCTTTTTTAAGTTTTCCATTTCATAATCATTATTTTTTAATGCCGGTGAATAATTCGGCTTTTATGCTTTTGTCTGACTTATAATTTGATAAAACAAAATCATCTATAGTAAGCTCTAATATGTCATCCAGTGACTTGAGTTCCTTTGTAATTGTTAGATAAGGTAACCTATTAGGCGTTCGTTTTAATTGCTCCTGTGCCATCGGAATATGGTCTAGATATAAATGGGTGTCTCCGCCTATCCAATATGCAATACCAGGAGCCATATTTGAAACTTTTGCTATAATTATTAACAATAATGATATTGAAGCCAAGTTAAATGGAACACCAAGAAAAATATCACATGAACGTTGATACATGTTTAGATCAAGGAAATATTTAGGGATATTGTAACAATCTAAATCTTCGTGCGAAAGAAAATTAGGTATATTCTCAGGTATTAAATTTTTTCTTTCTTCAAATGACATTGGCCTCACAATAAATTGATAAAGAAGATGACATGGGGGAAGTGCCATCTCAGGAAAATCTACTTTATTCCAGCTATCTATTATATGATAACGACTATAAGGATTGTTTTTTAAGCCTTCAATGACATCTTTAATCTGATCTACTCCATTTTGATTTCGCCATTGATAGCCATAGACTTTACCAAGATCACCAAGGTGATAATTCCCTATAACTTTAGAAATTAATCTATAATCTCTTCCTTTTTTAATAGCGTCTATGAATTCTTCTTGCGTTTCAAATCTATAAGGCAGTTCTTCTTGAAATCTTGATTCTAAATTAATAAATTCTTCATATTTTTTCAAATACCAACGATATGCATCGGATGACCAAATATTAACACCGTTATCAACTAAATATTTTATATTTGTATCTCCTCTTAAGAACCAAAGGAGTTCATGAATTATTCCTTTCAAAAACATCTTTTTTGTTGTTAATAACGGAAATCCCTCGCCAAGATCCATTCGTATAGTTGCGTTTGAAATACCTATTGTATTCGGCATGTTGGGTCTTCCTGATTCCTTCTCTACACCCTCTGTTAAAATTTTATCTAATAGTTCGAGATATTGTTTCATTTTATTTCATTTTTATGTGTCCATTTGCATCCATCTATTATTCTATTATACTGAATTCTTTTTCTTATGGTTTCAGATTTTATTCCAGTTTTTTCAGAAGCGTCTTTTAAAGATTTGAATTCATGTAATATTTTATCGGTGTTAATATCAATAACCAAAATAGGTTTTTTTAATTTTTCATGAGATTTAGCGTAATCTGTTTTTCTATTTTTAATAGATTCATACCACGATTCCCAATCTGTGTTATCTTTTATTTTTTGAAGTCTTACTGGATTATAATAATCTATTTTTTGACTTCTTTCTTTAAAATATTTTTTTCGTTCTTCTTCCGTTTTTCCTATTCCATTTAAGTGATCTGCGCGATTACTTTTATGGAAATTCGGATTTGAATAATTTATAAATAATGAAGTATCGCCTCCATCTCCTTCTTCGGGTCTTAAATTCGCCCATTCAGGAGAATTTACTACATCTAATTCATTACTTATTTTTATTCCTTCATTAATTAATTCCTTAACATTAGTTGTTTTAAATACTATTTCAGTTAATATGTCTTTATGCGTTAAATTATGTTTTTTAATATGTCTTAACCAAATTTTTCCACTTCCTTTATATTTGAATGGATCTTTTGTAGTTTTTCCTAAATATTTTAGTCCATGAGGACTTGTTTTAATATACAAATAATAAATCATTTTTATTTTATATATTCATAAAGAGATGGATATAAGTGGTACTTAATGTAAGATTTTCCCTTAAGATACATTTTCTTAGTTGTTAATAACGGAAAACCACCGCTAAGATCCATTTTAATAAAGCCATGTGATAATCCTAACGTTTTAGGCATATTAGCACGCCCGGATTCTTTTTCAACACCGTTATTAAGGATATTTTGTAATAAATCGAGATACTGTTTCATATAAACATAATTTTAATTTATATGAAGAAAATGTTAAGAGTTTTAAAATTTTGTTAAAAAATCATATTTATGCATTACTGATTTCTAACTTACCGCCGGTGCTATTATAGAATGTAAAATTAAATTCACCGTTAAGAAATCCTGCAGTAATTTTTTCTGCTATTTTATTTCCAATTGTTTCTGCCATTTGATTCCATTGTGCAGTTTGGTCCGCAGTTGATTGAGTAATAGTTCCACCTCTTGTTCCTGATGAAGTAGGTGCCGGGGCACTTTTTGCAGCTGTTGCAGCAGCAACTGAGAATGATTCAAACTTACTTACATCTAATTTACCCATCGATTCAACAAGCAATTGAACATTTTGGGCCATTGAACCTATAGACGCTGAAATTCTATCAATTCCATCACTGGATTTTGACATTTTATCTAACGTGTCTATAACCTTTGAGAAAGACTTAAGTTTTGTGTCTATTCTATCTGCACCAGTTAGATCAACTCCCTTCAATTGTGTTTCAAGACTAGATACGAATTTACTTATAGCTGTAACAATTCCCTTTGTAACAACATCAATTTCTATAGGTTTACTTCCTGGAATAATTTGTCCATTTTCATCAAGTCTCGGTATTTTTCCATCTTCGCCATAATCTGCAAATTTTTGAATTGTTTCAGAGAATGCCAGTATTCCTGCCAATAAACCACTTTTTTCTCTTCCACGAGATTTCTTTTCTCCCATAAGAGCTTTAGTAAGTTTGTCCATTTGTGTACGGGAACTACCACCAATGTTAAAGTTAGGGGCTTCATTACCCATTTCAGTAGCAAACTTTGAAAATGCAGAAACTATGTTTTTAACAATACTTGTAATAGTTATAGGTTTATTCTTCAGTTCCTTAGGATCAATTATAGGATCACCTTTAGCGTCATATTCAATAAAGGTCATTTTTCCTGTTGCCCCTAATTCTGCAAAAGTTCGAAGTGTATCAGAAAAATCACTAATGCCTGAAAGCATACCTTTTTTGCCCATTATTGTTTTCTTGAAAGTATGCATACGTCTTCCAAGTTCACCTTCTCGTCTAAACATTGTTTCTTTACCTACTAATCCTTGAACGAATAGTGTAAATGCTTTAGTAATATTTGTAACTATTGTTGTTATTGGAACATGTACTCCTTGACCAGTTTCTTCATTTCTTACGAATATTTCACCTTTAGCCCCAAATTTTGAGAATGTATCTATTGTTTCAGCAAATTCTGAGATACCAGAAATTAATCCTTTTTTACCTACTAAGGATCTGCTTAATATTTTAAGAGACCTTGCCTGAGTTCTTGTTAAATTTTGTGTATTGTTAATTAATGAATTTAAGAATAATCCAAATGTATCTGCTATTGATTGGGCAATATGAGTTACATGGATTTTTTTGCTGTCATCAATTTTTGGCACTAAATTACCTTCAGCGTCTTCAATATATTCAAGTGAAGCTATTTCACCTACCTTAGAAAATGCTCTCAATCCTGACGCAAATTTTGACAATGAACCCGCAATATTACCAAAAATTTTAAGAACTCTTTTAACCCTTCTAAATTGGACAATATCTCCTCGATCTAAATCAAGACGATTGTCTTGAACAGTTGCATTTGGATCTCCTGTTATTCCACGAATAATACCGTTTAACACAGCATCTACCATATTTGCTATGTTTAATTTAAGAGCACTTGGTTCAACACCTTCCATAGCCTCTTGAACCCTTTTAATCGATTTCGCAGTCATGATTAATGCAGTAGAAACTCCAAGAAGAGTAACCGCTCCTATCAATGTAGGTGCTGAAACTACTGGAAGTCCTAAGCCCCAAAATAGTCCCACAGTTGATAAAACAAATAAACCAAAGGTTCCTAAACCTGCAACTACATTACCCATTGTAGCTAAAGCTTTTCCTATTACGCCTCTATCAGTACCATCAGGTCTTTTATCAGTTCCTTTGCTGAACAATGATAAAAGAATTTTTGAAGAAAATGCAACGGCTAAAACTGCTAATGACATTAATCCCATTACTCCTGCTATTGTTGCTGCTGTATCAGTTCCAGTAGTAATTAATGGCGCAGCTGCACCTAATAATGCAAATACTCCTACGATACCACCTATAACAAGAAATACTGATGCAACTCCGGCTGTAGCTCCTACCCAACCTTTTCTAGTGCCAAAATCTCCTTCTTCTGGGCCTTTATTAATTCCTAATATCTTAGGAACTAAGGCAATCGTTATTGCAAATGATAAAATACCTCCAGCAATAAACATAAAAGCAATGCCCATATCTTTAGCGTTTTGAATAGCATCTTTTGATTTTCCTTTTTTACCTCCCGCTTTATCTCCTAATGCTGTTAATTCGGCTAATCCAACTATCGTTAATCCCATAAGAAGTACGATACCTGAAACTGCAAATGGAACCAAAATAGCACCGCCTACGCCAAATAATGCCGCAGATAATCCTAATACTATTCCAAATGACATTATGCCGCCAGCAATATACATGAGAGCAATTCTCATATCTTTAGCATTTTCAATACCTTCTTTAGTGTATGATTTCTTTCCACTTTCTTCAATTCCAATATCTTTTCCGAATATTCGCCCTAATCTATCTCCTCCGGCACTTCCTCCTGCAAGTATGGCCATTGAAGCTGCCATTGCAACAGATGTTAGGACCACAAATCCTAAGACTCCTAGCGGATTAACTTGAAGTAATTGACTTGTAACAACTAAAGCTCCTCCAAATGCAACTAATGCCAAACCCATATATGCCACAGCCATTGAAGTTTCTTTAGCTACATGGGCAAATCCGGACACTTTTTCTTTAAATGTAGGTTTTTTTGAAGGCATTTCTAATTTATCAATGTTAGTAGAAAGCTCTTTAAGTTTATCTATATCAAGATTAGCAAGTTCTGTATTTAATGCATAAAGACCGTGGGCAATTAAAAATAAGTTATCTTTAACTGTTGCAGATTTTTTCTCAGACAATAAAGCATTTTTATCAAAATCTTTTCCTGTTATAACGATTAAATCTTTAAATGCACTTAAATCTTTTAAATTAAGATTTTCAAGAGGTTTAAGTTCTTCATTTAATTTTCTTAAGCTATCAACAAATGATGTTAAATTATTACCAAATTCTAGATTAGTTTTATAATTTCCTAAAAACTCAAAGAATGAATCTTTTTTCATTTTTGAATTTAGTACGTCTATAAATTGTTTAAAATCTTTAACATTAGCACCAGAAAATTGCTTCATTAATCTTTCAACCGCAACAGAAGCTTTATCCATACTATTACTAAATTTTGTAACAATACTAGATGTTAAAGATGAAAATATGGAAGTTTTATCTAAAGGTTGAGATACTATTTGAACAAGATCATTAACTGTATCGACGTCTATTCGTGTAAGTTGTTTGTTGAATTCTTTAGTATTCTCATAAAGAATTTTAATTTTTTCAGATACAGTTAAAATGTTTTTTGAAGTTTCGGAACCAAATATTGATTTATCGTCTACACTCTTATCTAATAAATCTATTAATGTATCAAATTCTCCAAATTTAATTTCAGCTAAAGAACTTGATAATTTATCGGCGCTTGAACTTAAAATGTCTAAATTTTCTGACATTTTTTTAATAACACCTACGTTTGAACGTAACATAGCCCACTGTTTTAGACTAGTATTGCCTAATAGTACGCTTATTAATGAATCTTTTTCTTCAACGCTGGGTTTTTTCTTAAAAACATCTTTAAGACTTCTCTTACCAGTTATCAAATCAGAAAAGGCAGGTTTAGGTTCAGCAGATTCACCTCCCATCTTTTTTTCGATTTTCGTAAGAACTTGTAAAATACTGGATAATAACTCCGGAGAAGTCTTCATGTAAATGTAATAAATTTATTTTATATATCTCCAATAATGAAAAAAGACGCTTTCGCGTCTTAAAGTTTAGGAGTATTAAATGTTGGCATTTTAAATTCTGGGACTTTAAAGCCTCCCATATTTGGACTCATACTGGGTGGCTTAAAACTTCCTGCGCCTGATTTATCTATCATTCTTCGCTGTTTTTCATATTCAGCATTTTCTCGTTTAACATATTCTTCAAATTCTCTTAACAGGAATTGAATACGATAAAATTCGAGTCTTTCAAGCTCTGACGGTGGAATATGAAGTTTATGAGCAAATATAAATTCAATCTTATTCCAACTGTCCAAATGGATCTGAAATAAGGAAAAGAGATTTAATCCCGCCTTGAAAGTTTAACGGAGCTGTTTGCTCCACACCCCCTTCATCTTTAAACCTAATAACAGGATCAATAGTATCGCTGAATATTTTCTTAAATTGAACCATAAGAGATATTGTCATTATATTCCAACGATTTGAATCCTCGACAAGTCTATGATAAACATCATCATTCAATCCTCTCCAGTTACGAATAATAAATGGCGCAAAATTAAGATAATCTTCATCTATAGTTTCTTGCATTCTTTGTTTTCGAATAATGTAATGTTTTAACCATTGAGTTACTCCTACACTGGGAATATCGAGTTTTAATTCTTGTCCACCTTTGGGCTTAAGAACAAAACATCTTTCATCTTCATCATAATATCTCATTAACTGAGGATCAAACGTAATATAATTGATCATTTCCTTACGAACATCAATCTTCATTTTATCAGATACTTTAACTTGAAGTTTGTTTTCTCCGTTAGGAAAAGTTAATTCATGAATAGCAAGAAGAAGATAAAAACGATCAATTTCTTTTATATCTTTCCACGATAAAATTGGGGCTTTACTTTCAGAAGGTTGATGTTGTTCAACTTTAATAGTTGCACAACGTTCAATAACATAGTTCAACATATCATCAAGAGCTGAAAGATCATCTTCTTGAAGAGTTGACCAGTGTCTAATTTCAGCACCTGATGCTGAACGAACAGCAACAACTGTATCAGGTGGATAAAATAAGCCCTGAGTAGGAAGATCTTTTATAGGAATAGGGATCCAACCAATCGTGTTAGCAAGAGGATGCTTTTCTCTCATCCAAGGCATTGATGTCTCAGGAACTTCAGTAATAGGCGGGCCTATACGATCTTCTTTAGACTTTTTTTCTTTATTAACCACTTCAGTTTCTTTTGCATATTGCTCTAGAATCTTTTCTTGGTTTTCTTTTTCGTTGTCCATAGAAATACTTTTATTTTATTATATATTTTAATATAATGAAAAAGTTAACAAGTTTTAAGAAAAATTATCTTTGTTCCATTCCCATTTTATATTCCCTAAGCCCCATATTCTTGAATATCCTTTCATAGACATAATTTCAGCTTCAGTTTTATTTTTATCAGCACCTTCTTTAACTAATTTATGTTTCATAAATCCGCTTCGATGATAACGTTGCAAGTTATCAGTCCACCAATAATTTATACCGGTATGACCTTTACATTCAAACCCTAATTTTTCATATACTTTTCCATATCCAATATCCAAACTTGAAAATGATAAAACACTAGAAGGAGAATAATTATCTAAAAAATACTTAAACAGTTTTGATGCCGCACCCCTAACATTATAATTTAAAACATTACAAAAACGCAGCAATTCATATTCATTATCCTGCTGGCTTTTATGATTCACTATTTTTCGTTTTTTTCCAAATGTCATTAAAGAAAATATTTTATCATTATCGTCAACTAGTGCAATTCGAATACTAGAATTACAGACACCTTGAATATGATTATTTTGCAAAAACATTTTGGCTTCTTTAGCGCTAATTTCCTTTATTTTATATTTTCTTGCATCTCCCTTATTTGAAACGCCTAATGCATTTAAAATTATGGATTTAACTATGTCTTTTTTAAATTCCCATTCATCACTCCATATCGTTAAAAGTTTTATGTCATTATCATGATATGTTTTCCATTTATCATAATGATAATTAACATCTAAGTATTTCTCAGAATGCCAATATAATCCGTTAAATTCTATTCCTAAATTAAATTCTGGGATAAATAAATCCAACTCAGACCCATATTTTCTAAAATTTCTTTCAACAATTCCTTTATAATGTTCATTTATAAAATCATATATTTCTTGTTCAGCTTTGCTTGAATAATTGGTTCTAATGTGTTTTTCACAATAGCGTCCAAATCCAAATCCTGGACGTTTCATTAATATTACCAATTCATTGCAATTTTTTAAAGCACACTTTGGGTGTTCGTGTATGTTATTTTTAAAGAAATATATTTTTTCCGAAAATTGTAATTCTACTTTAGAATCTAAGTTGAATTGATCAACAATTTTAAAAAAATGAGGCATATATTTTTTAAAATACTTTTCAGTTTGTTGATTAGAAGATACAAAATAAATTTCATTTAATGCAGTTCTGCAATTTTCAATATCTTCCAGCGTTGGGATATAATCCTCAGATAAATAGTATTCATGACATTTTCTGCAATATACTTTATATTTTTCAGGAATCATAACACGACTTTTCATTTTATAGTTGTCAATGCGTTGTCTCCCATGTATATTACAGTTGATAAAATGTTTACAAGCTGCGGGATATAGGGTTTTATTTAATTCTTTATTATTTCTTAAGACTACATGTGTGTTGCCTTCATTATCTTTGCATGTTACATAACCACATACGGAGCGCTGTAATTCTCCGGATATAAATCGAGGATCATCTTTTTTTACACGAACAATGTTAAAGCTTGCGTCAACGCATTTTATAAAACCACTCATTGGTTTTATAATTATATAGATAAAAGCAATTAAAGTTTCATAAAAAAAGCAATAACTCATGTTATTGCTTTTTAAACATATCGGTTTTAAGCTTTAAACTATTGTTTCATCCCAGTGATCAACTGCAAGTAAGAATCCAGTAACCTTATATATTTCCTCTGATTGATAGCTAAGAGTCATTTCTGGCATAGATGACATTGGGAATACACTGTAACATTTCCATTGCCAAAATGGTCGTCCGGCTCTATCATACATTGTAATCAATACCCATGGCGCCACATAATCTGCTTTAACGCCTGTTCTACCTGTAAGTGGGTCATATACAAGGTCACACCATTTACGAAGTGTTTTAATTGTATAAGCACTTGGAGTATGATCAACGTTAACTTCAAAATCAATACTTAAGTCCATAGTTGTTTCAGAAGGCTTAGCTCCTGCAAATCTTCTTTGAGCCCATTTGTAATATTGGGATACAGGTGATGAAGGGAATTTATGTGATTTCAATCCACCAATTTGCTGAATATTTTCAAGAAGAAGGTTTGTATTTTCTTGTGTCGAACCTATAGCCGCTGGCAACTCAATTTGTATGGTAAACATATTAAGATATATAGGTTCGAAATTTTCTTGCGATGCACGAGAATTTCTAAAGTGTGATAAACCAAATGTTCCTTGACTAGTAAAATCTGCCATATCGTTTTTCTTATTTTATTTTCATTTTTTAGAATACAAATCCTCCGGAACTAATTCCATAATCCTTGTTAAGAGTAATTCTATTAACAATTTTCTTAAGAACATCAGTAACCCAAACATTAATGTCTATGATACCAAATCCTTCTGCAATTAGTTCTTTGGGGTTATTTGTTTCGTCCATCACAACTTCGTATTTTATAAGTGCTCCAGCATCTTTAATAGTTTCAAGAATAGGAGTAATTGAGTTAACAATGTTTAATCTTGTAACTGCATTATTAAAATCAAAGATGTATTGTCCGATAACGTCTTCTATTTGTATTTCTATAGTATTAAGTAATTCTCTTACGTGCAAGTTATTGAAATCACTCTTAATAGTTTGATAAGCTGTAGAGTTTGCATATATCATAATTTGACCTGTTGTTGCCTTTTCAATAATTGAGTTATAGCCAAAAGGTTCAAGTGAATCACGGTCCTTTTTGTCAATCATGTATTCAACACCGATAACATTTGGGTTGGAAATGATACCGTTTCTATTTGCTACAGCTGCATAAGGATTTCCTCCTAAGAATTTTTTAACATATGCATTTGCTACGTCTGCTGCAGGAGGAACCATAGATACCTTTCCGCCATCATTGTATTTAAGATAAGGGCCAAATACACCGCAGTATTTTGAACCATTTTCTTCATCAGGCAATGTAAATCTAAATGATCTTTGCATATCAGGATTTCCTCCTTCTGCAATCCAATCCACATTAAGAGCAGGCTTAGGATCAACCTCTGGATCAAATCTATCTGAGAAATAAGGATCTGTTGAGGATGCAAAGTGGGCCATTGCAGGTGCATTAAGAAGAGCTGTACACTTACCTCTAGCCTTTGCTAATCTTGATAAGTATTTTTTACCGCCCAATTGATGTTCAAGACCATAAGCCATAGTATCAACAATATAACGATAAAATATCATATCAGTATTAACCAATCCTCTATGGATTCCTGGATCTTCAAGCATTGAGTAAATCTTTTCTACACCTGCTTCTACTGAAGCTGCACCACTGGTGTTAAATCCTGGAAGGTGTTTATTTAGAATGTTGAATCCGTCAAGCTTAATGAATTTATAGTGTGTTGTAATAGTTGGATCATCTATAGGTTTTTGGATAACAACATTACCAGCAGTAACATGTTCTGCTGTAGTAATTACATATCCTTCTGATGCACTATTCCAAAGTTTTTCAGTTACATAAGTAACACCTGGAATAACTCCTGGTTCATCAGTTTTTTGAATAAGAGTTCCCACTGTTACTAAAGCTGCATCTGATGCATCTGTTATTATGAAATTTCTTCCTGTTCCATCAACAGCGCCAACAGTAATAGTATTATGAATAGTTGTATCCAATACACTGATATCATAGCTTAAAAATCTTGATTGAATGCCATCACTATCAGTTATTAAGTTATGTCCTACAAGATCAATTTCATAAGGAGCTGCTTCACCAGTTTCACCTATTTGCCAAGCATTACCAACTCTTACAATTTGGTCAAATGCCTGCTGATTAATGTTAATAACAAATCCGGTTAAAGCAACATTTGCATTAATGATTTCTTCGATATATTGGTTTGCGCCAGTTTTATCATAAAAATCGGGGATAATACATCCTGTCCATGAGCCAATAAGATTAACATTAGATGCATTAATAAAGTTATTCAATTTTCTTGGGATAAGACCATCTGCATTAAAGAAGTTGCTGTAATATGGGTCTGTTGAAAGTCTTCCATAATCTGTCCAATCGCCTTCAACTACAACTACTTGGATAAAATAATCTTTAATATAGTCATAAGGTCGTATCCATTCATAAGGTATATTAGCCTGTGATCCAAACCAGTCAATAGCAAATACATTATATTGACGTAATGTTGAAGGAGCTTTTCTTACGATAACTGAGTAATTTTTGGGACTCGTATTAACAAACTGAAGAAGAGGAGAATCATATGCTCCACTAGCATCATATTTATTAATGACTGAAGTTTGAAGATACTCAGGGTCAGGTGTCCAGAATCTATCTCTGTTAAAAAAGTTAACATAAAAATCTGATGGATATACTCCAGCTGCTAAACTAGCATCAACATCATCAACATTTAATCCTAAACCAACAAATTCAATTTTATCGCCGTTTTCACGAGTTTCATCAGGTCTAAGTAAGTTTATTGCGATAACAGGAGATGATAACAGACATGTTTGTATAGATCTATGGAAAAACGATCCTTTTCTTTCTAACTTAGTGTCAAGAGGACCAAAAAATTTTTCAAGATCTCTGTTTGATCTAATAAAAACGGGAGTGTTATAAGGTCCCTGCATTGAAAAGCCAGGAACTAATCGTAATGCTTGGGCATTAACGATAACACGTTCTGTATTATCAATTTCAACTGTATAAACACCAGCTGATTTAAACTGTGTAAGGTCTAATGCAATTTTTGCCATATTAACGTTATTATTTTATTCTATTTATTTTTGCCTATTTCGAAAAATAATGCTAATTTTAATTATATATCCACATTAAAAACCTTATAATTAACTTTTTTGCCATGGCACATTATATGTTCTTGGGGCAAAAGGATAACTTGGTTTGTATTTAGGCAAAGGAATAGAGAATCTTCCAAAATTACTTGTCATTTCTTGAGTATCATTGTATAGCTCTTTAAATGCTTCATCACTCATATCTGAATTTTCTGAATATTTTTCAAGTAATTCATTTATATATCGTTTTATATCAGAATCTTCCATTTCATCAAGAAAATCAAAAAGCCAATCATCATATTCAGATTCATCAAATAAATGAGAAATATTTACAGTACTCATAGCTATATCATCATGAACGCCTAAACCTTTCCAGCTGCCATGTTTATTTTTTCCAAATGCCTTAAATTCTTTTAATGTTTCTTTTTCATTTATAATTAATATTCGTTGGCTAACAAGTTTTTTGCCTAATTTACAGTAAAAGTCTTTATTTGCGCCTGTTTTAAAGCCTGGTTTTTTTCTTGGTGTCCTTTCGCCAGGAATAGGTTTAGTATGATAAGTATTTAAAACAACGCTTTCATCATATTTGTCGTGTTCTGAAAATTTATCAAGAAAATGTTTTCCGTTAAAATTCATTTCAATCAATACCTTGCAAAGTTCTTCTCCGAATTGATCAAAAACAATTGATCTTGTTACTTTAGCACAATTTTCTTCATCTTTTATGTTATCACGATATAATCCTATCTGTACAAATCTGAACATATTTTTAATAATAAGTTCATCTTTTCTAAGTTTCTTTAATTGTGCTATGCTTTTAAGCTCAATACGAAATATGTTGCATACATTGTAATCATTATCTTTTAATTCATCTTCATCCTTTCCTTCCCCTGTATCTATGCTTAATACAAATCTATGTTCTTTAGAATTAAATTCAGCATTAGGATCAAAACCAGGATCCCATTTTAAATTTCGATAAAGAAGATCATCTAAATCAGTTTTTTCTAAATCATGAAAAACGTATTCTTTTTCAAGTCTTGATAAAAATTTTAAATCTGAACCTCGTAATAATAAATTAGATCCAGCCTGATTAAAATCAAGACCAAACTCCTGGGCAAAGTTTTCTTCACCAAAGTTTGCTATCATTCTTTGTTTCCATTCTTCATCATGTCCAGGAACTTCCCACCAATCAACTCGTATTGACATGAAATCGTTCATCCCCTTTTGTGATCTGTCCCATATATCAAAGAAAACGTTATCAGTACCGTTAGGCGTTGATGATATAATACACTGTGAAACTTCAGAAGATGCTAATGTAGGATAAACTGATCTCCAGAAATGGCGTGCTATTGATTTTTGAATATGAGCAAACTCATCCGCATAAAGAACATGAATAGTAAAACCGATTTGAGCTGTTTTTGTGGTTGCCTGAGAGGTTAACATACAACCATTATCTAATTTCATTCCACCCGCTCCAGCATTAATAATGCCAGGTTTTAAGAAGAATGGCAATCCTTTGAATACATCAATAACTTTACCAACAATTTCAAATGCCGTTGTTTGTTTATTAGCCAAAATAGCTAAGTTTCTATCACTATGGAAACACATGTACCAAGCAAAATATGCTGCAATAGTAGTAGTTTTTCCCGACTGGCGGCTTTGAAGCATAATCAGGTTACGGATCTGGGGAATTAAGTCCTCTGTCTTTTCATTCCACGTTTCACTTGCAAGGGCACGCAATATTTTCTTTTGATAATCACGTAATTTTACAACTCTTCTTCCAGTATCAGTAAGAAAACGGCAATATTTTTCAACAAAATACACAATATCTCGGGAACAGTTATGAAATTCTTCTATTTCTTCATGTGTTAATTGATATAAAAGATTTCCAGTTTTAAGCTCAATATCTCCCATGTGAAAACACGTAAGATCTGTTGGAATACCCATTCTAAGTTTTTCCAACGATTGCTGAACCAGTTGACTGTTCCATATAGTTGTGTTTGCCATAAAAATGTGTTTTATTCAACTAATTGAGCATCATCGATATTGGGGATAAGCCCCTCTTTATCTAAATAACCTTCAGGTGCATTTAATGTTTTAACTCGATTTATTAGTTCTTTAGTTCCTCTAGTAATAACTCCCCCATCTCCTGTTGTAATCATTCCTTTGGGCCCAGTTTGAGGTCCAAGCGCTTCAGTTCTTTTTTCTTTAACATCTTCACGGAATGATTTATAAGTTTCCTTTAGAGCTTCAACTGTCTGTATAAGTTGTTTGTTAAGTTCACCAATAGTTTTGGACATACCAGCAAAAACTTCGAACATTCTTGCGTTTACCATTCCTAAATTAACTTGATCAATGAGAGCCTTTTGCATAACTTCATTTGTTCGAAGTTGATAAATCATTCCAGATAATGATATTATATCTACTTTAAGCTTATTTTCAAGATATTCATTACTTTCTATCATATCTTCAGGAATAATAAACTTTATTGCATTTTTAAGCATTATCTCGGCTTCTTGTTCACATTTTTCTCGAAGTTCATTAAAATCTACATCTGTAACAGGTTCTGCTTTTAATCCTGGAATGTTTTCAGCATTAGTAGGAACATTATCTTTTATTTCATCGGGTGATTTATCCAACAACTTACGTAGTTCCTCTCTTTCATCCTTTGCTTTCATATGTTTTAATTTTAAGTATTTATCGTTATCGTTGTCTAGTTATATATGGCATTCTAACAATGGGCTCGGCTTGATCAGCTAAAATTAACTTATCTGCATCTTTTGAGAAATATGCCATAAGTTCATTTACCTGATGTTCTTCTTCTATCGTAGCAGAATATAGTCTTAAATTTGTTAAGTAAGCCGGTGATTTATTAACATTATATTGATCCACTACAAATGCTTGAGGTGTTAATTGAAGAGTTTCATAGAATACATTACGCATTTTTGATGCTTTATCTGTTTCATGCTTAGTCCAAACGTAGACATTATATTGTTGCCATGAATTTCCAATGTTAACAATTATTCCATACCACTGATCATCTAAAAGCTTTTCGTCTATTCTTACGACATAAGCATCATCATCAGGATATTCATTACTATAATTTATTGCTAT